CCCTGTTGCCCTGTGGGACATGATTATGCGTTCTACTTGGGATTGGGCAGAACCCGGTGTTCTGTTCATCGACACCATCAACAAGATGAACAACCTCTACTATTGTGAGACCATTGAGGCCACCAACCCTTGTGGCGAGCAGCCCCTGCCACCGTATGGTGCTTGCTTGCTCGGCTCGTTCAACCTCGTGAAGTACATCGAAGATGGCGAATTTAACCAGCGTCAGTATGAAGAGGACATCGCCACCGTGGTTCGCGCGATGGATAACGTCATTGACCGTACCATCTACCCGCTACACGCACAGGAACTTGAGGCTAAGAACAAACGCCGTATGGGCTTGGGCATCACTGGCTTGGCTAATGCCGCTGAAATGTGTGGTAAACCCTACGCCTCACCAGAGTTTATGGAGTTTGCTGAGAACATATTGGCGACTCTTCGTGACCATACCTACTTCACCAGTTCAACACTGGCAGCTGAGAAAGGGTCATTCCCGCTCTACAACGCAGACAAGTTCTTAAAGAGTAAGTTTGTGCAGTCGCTGCCAGAATGGGTGCAAGAAAAGATACGGGTGAACGGGATACGCAACTCGCACCTCACCTCAATTGCACCAACAGGCACAATCAGCCTAACCGCTGACAATGTTAGCAGCGGTATCGAACCGCCCTTCTCTCTTTTCTATGACCGCACCATCCAACAATTTGATGGCTTCGATGTGGAACGAGTTGAAGACTATGCGTACCGCCAAGGCGTACATGGCCGAACAGCTAACGAGATTAGTGCGCAAGACCATTTGGCAGTTCTCGCCCTGTCATCACAATTCGTGGACAGCGCAGTCTCCAAGACCTGCAATGTTGGCGAAGGCGTCAGCTATGATGACTTCAAAAATCTATACTTCGATGCGTGGAAAGCAGGATGCAAAGGCATCACGACCTTTCGTGCCGCAGGGAAAAGATATGGGATTTTGAACGAGGTCAAAACGGAAGAGAAAGCAGCTGCTGAGGCTTGCTACATTGACCCGAACACTGGTCAGAAAAGCTGTGAATAACAAAAGACTTGTCCTTTAACTAGGGCAAGTTTGTTTGTTGCACTAGAAAGGATAATACATGTTTCCATATATTACCAATGAATTAATCGAAGAACTTAATGTTCGTTTCCCCGACAAAAGCCCAACTGCGAATGAAGACTACGCTCAATTGATGTGGCGTGGTGGACAGCGGTCAGTCGTCGATTTTCTAATCCAAATCCATGAGGACCAAATGGCCTCTCAACTAGGAGAATAGCTGATGTGTTTTTCATCGCCTAGCCCACCACCCCCACAACAGATTGCGCCAGCACCACCTCCTGCGGCACCGCCTAGCGCAAACCCTGTTATGACAAATATGTATGACCCAAGTTCACCCGAAAGCGGCCAAGCAGCCGAATTAGGCGCAGCAGCGAATGCAGCAGCGGGTACTTCGCAACTAAAGATACCACTCGACCCTACCGTTCAGAACATGGGAACAGGTACTGGTCTGCAGATTACACAGTGAGAACTTAAATGAGCATGGGAACCGCAGAAGCGCGGTATCGCCAACTCGAACAGACCCGACAATCTTATTTGGATAGAGCCAGAGATTGCTCTGAGTTAACTATTCCATCCCTTATCCCGCAGGATACCCATAACGAGACCAGTGATTTATACACTCCGTTTCAGGGTATCGGCGCAAGAGGCGTGAATAACCTAGCTTCAAAGCTATCCTTGGCCCTTATGCCACCCAACAGCCCCTTCTTCCGTTTCATGGTAGAGCCATACACCCTCAAGGATTTGGCTCAGGACGATGCGGCACGAACCCAGATTGAAGAACAACTGGGTGAATATGAACGGGCGGTTATGAGTGAGATTGAAACGTCTGGCGACAGAGTTGCCGTACACGAGGCGCTAAAACACTTAATCGTAGGCGGCAACGTGCTATTGCAGGTTGGCCCCGAAAAGACACGAGTTATCCATTTAGACAGTTATGTCGTCTCCCGCTCACCAAATGGTGAAGTGTTGGAGATTGTAACGGTTGAGCATGTCTCACCTAACGCATTAGACAAAGCGACAGCAGCTAATATCTCCGGGAAACTCGAAGGCGACGAAAAGACCGTGGAGATTTATACCCACGTCGAACGCAAGAATGAGTTCTTTACTGTATATCAAGAGTGCAAAGGGACATTGGTCACTGGTTCTAAGGGTAAATACAAACAAGCCAACGTGCCATTCCTGCCTTTACGCTTCTCTCGTATCGATGGTGAAGACTACGGACGTGGTTTCGTAGAGGAACTCCTGGGCGACCTGCGCTCACTAGAGGGGCTGTCACAGGCCATTGTGGAAGGTGCAGCGGCAGCAGCTAAAGTCCTGTTCATGGTGAACCCAAACGGCACCACACGGATGCGTACAATCGCTCAGGCAGAAAACACAGCAATCATTGAGGGAAACCGCAACGATGTATCAGTCCTTCAAATGGATAAATTCAACGACTTTAGAGTTGCCTACCAAGCCATGCAGTCAATCGAAGAACGGCTTTCACAACAGTTTATGCTTCAGTCTTCTGTTCAACGTAACGGAGAGCGGGTCACCGCAGAAGAAATCCGATACCTCGCAGGAGAACTCGAAGACACCTTGAGTGGTATATACTCAATCCTGTCTCAGGAATTTCAGCTGCCTTACGTCAACCGTAAGATTGATGTTCTGACCAAAGCCAAGAAGCTACCAAAGCTACCGGACAATGTGGTCAAACCCACTATCGTCACAGGGATGGAAGCACTCGGACGCGGCCATGACCTTCGAAAGCTGGACCTGTTTATCCAAGGGATGTCTCAGGCTCTAGGGCCAGAGGTACTACAGCAGTACGTGAACCTTCAGGATTATATCAAACGCCGCGCCACAGCTCTCGGTATCGAGACTGATGGCCTTATCAAATCACAAGAACAAATCGCCCAAGAACAGCAACAGGCAATGCAAGCGCAGATGATGCAGCAAGCAGGACCGGGTGCAATCCAAGAGGGCGTTAAAGCATTAGGAAATTCGTATGTCGAAAACCAAAGACAGCAAGGAAACGGCGAAGGATAAACCTTTAGCCGCCCCTACCATCGTTAAGAAGCCAACTCGCACACGGGAAGACTTCTAAACATGGCAGAAAGCATAACCATTACTGAACCCGAAACTGGCCCTGACGCACCTATTGCGGAGGATAACCAATCTGAACGCCCAGAATGGTTGCCGGAAAAGTTTAACTCTCCTGAGGACTTGGCAAAGTCTTACACGGAATTGGAAAAGAAACTCTCTGCCCCAAAGGATGACCCCCCAACCGATGACGCGACAACTGATGACACACCGACTGAGGATAAAGAAAACACAGGCCCAGACTTTGCTAAATTCTCTGAAGAATATGCAAATGGTGGTGCTTTGTCAGACGACAGTTTCGCAGAGTTGGAACAAATGGGTTACCCAAAGGCGATGGTGGAAACCTACCTCGCTGGCATGCAAACAAACCAAGAAGCAGATGCAAGTACCGTTATGGCGGTGGCTGGTGGCGAGGATGGGTATAAAGACCTAACCGATTGGGCGCGTGACAACATGGCGGCTAATGAACTGGAAGTTTACAACCAGATGGTCGCCACAGGCACAGACAACGCAAAGATGGCTGTGGAATGGATGATGTCTAAGCGGGAAGCCGCAGGTGACGTTGAGCCAAATCTTGTCTCAGGCAAGGCTCAGGCTGCGTCTAAGGATGAATTTCGGTCTACGGCTCAAGTCGTGGCTGCAATGAAAGACCCACGATACGGCAAGGATGCTGCTTACACGAAAGACGTGGAGCAGAAACTGGGCCGTTCAAGCGTATTTTAAAAGGATATTAGGATGCCAAAAGGTAAAGGGACTTACGGTAAAAAAGTAGGTCGTCCAACAAAGAAAAAGTAAACATTCTGGCGGGGGTTAATCCCCCGTCAATTCTTCGAAAAGGATATGATTGTGAAAAAAGGATTGTATGCAAACATCCATGCAAAACAGGCTCGCGGCGGCAAGCCTCGTAAGGTAGGTTCCAAAGGCGCTCCGACGGCAAAAGCCTTTCGGGATTCTAAAAAGACAGCGAAAAAGAAATAAGGCTTATCCTTGACCCAACTCCAAACCATATCAAACAACCATCTCTCATTTGAATGTAAGTGCGGTCACGCACCCAATGTTCCTGTGACGCAACTGATGGAACGCTATGGCAAAGAGATAACGGTCAAGGAAGTCGTGAAGAAAGCTAGATGCTCCAACTGTGGGCAGAAGAACAACTTC